CGGATATCTGACGCTCTATCTGGGCGCCGCCATTGAGCGCAAGAAGCGGCGGCGTACGCGCGGCGGGCGGCACGATCCTAGGCGGCGCGGGAGAAGGGGAGAATCCTGCTACCGCCGTGCCCGACGCCTACGACTTCAAGAGCATCGTGCCCGACGGTATGGACTATGACGAAGCGTCCGCCGCCGCATTTGGCGAAGTCGCGAAAAAAGCGGGACTGTCGCAAGAACAGGCAAGCACGGTCGCCGCCTATGGGATGCAGTATATGCAGCAGGGCGTCGATGCCGCCATGCAGGCGATTCATGAGACAAGGAGCGCTTGGGCAGAAGAAGCGCGAACCGCTTTGGGCGGCGACTTCGAGGCACAGGTAGCGAAAGCCGCTGCCGGACGCGACGCGCTCTCGGCGAAGATTCCGGGGCTGGTCGATATGCTCAACGAAACGGGGGCGGGCAACCGCATCGAAATGATTCGCCTGATGGCGGCCGTCTCGGAGCTTGTCGGCGAGGACGGTGCAGCGACGGGCGCAGCGGGCGGCGAAACCTCGATCTACCCCAACACAGATTTCAGAAAGTACAGCTAAGGGAGGAAAAAAACTATGGCAACACTCGGAACACAGGCGCTGACGCTCTCCGATCTCAGGAAGCGCTTGGCGCCGGACGGGAGCGTGGACTTCATCATCGAAGCGCTCCTAAGCTCCAATCCCATCATGGACGACATCGCATGGAAGATGGGCAACCTGCCGACGGGCAACCGCACGACGATCCGTACCTCGATGCCGAAACCCTCGGTGCGCCGCATCAATCGCGGCGTGACGCGCCACAAGTCGACGACGATGCAGGTGCAGGACACCTGCATCATCTTGGAAGATCGCTCGTGTGTCGACATCGAAGAAATCGCGCTTGCGCCGAACGGCGAACAGTTCCGAAGGAGCGAAGACGCTGCCTTCGTCGGCGGTTTTTCCGATGCCATCGCGGCGAACATCTTCTACGGCAACGCAGACGATGACCTCGACACCTTCAACGGGCTTTCCATGCGCTATCCCATCATCGGCGGCGAGAAGAACACGCCGGGCTATCAGGTGATCGAGGGCATGACGGCGAACGCGGGCGCCAAGAACACGTCGGCGTTTCTCGTCGGCTGGGGCACGCACGCGACGAGCGGCATCTACCCGAAAAACTCGCAGGCGGGACTCAAGCAGCGCGACCTCGGCGAACAGACCGTGCAGGATAAGGACGGCAACGAGTATCAGGCGCTCGTGAGCCTCTTCACATGGAAGGCGGGGCTTGCCGTCGGCGACATCCGCGCCAATGCCGCCGTAAGGAACATCGACACGGAAAAGATCAACGGCTCGATGAAGAGCGAGGACAAGCTCAAACTCATCGAAAAGTTCGTACTTGCGAAGAACCGCATCCGCAACCTGCAGTCGCGCGAAAAGAAAGTCGTGATGTACGTCTCCGAATCGCTCTACAACTGGTTCGAAATCTATCTCTTGGACAAGAACAATGTCCATGTGACGCGCCAAGAGCTGGCGGCGGACGTGCCGCGCCTCTTCTTCGGCGGCATCGAGATCAAAAAGTGCGACGCCATCTCCGACGAAGAGACGGCGCTCAAAAAAGCATAGGAAGGAGAAACACCATGATCTTAGACGGAGAAAATCTGTTTTTTGACGGCAAGGCTCTTTCGGCAGCGACGATCGAATCCGACGTGCTCGCCGTCGGCGCGGGCGAGGCGGGCGATCCCGTCATCCTCGTCGTGCGCGTCAAGGACGCAGGAACGGGAACACTCAAAACCGTGCTCGAAACGTCGGCGACAGCGGACTTTAGCGCAGCGAAAACACTCGGCACCTTTGATGCCGTGCCGCTCTCGGTGCATCTGCCGCGCGGCAATCAGGGCTTCTTGCGCCTCAAGGCGACGAGCACCTATACGAAGGGAACGATCACGGCAGGCCTTGTCTTAGACGACAACATCAACCGCTGACCGCCGGCAAAAGGCGCAGAGGGGAAACCTTCTGCCCTTGCCCAAGCGCCATACGCCTGTGACGCTTGGGCAAGGGGGAATCAGAAATGAATGTGACAGAAATCTGCAATCTGGCGCTTTCGTACATCGGCAAAGGGCGCATCAACAGCTTGGACGATGACTCGGAAGAAGCGAAGAAGTGCCGCGTGCACTACGATCACGAGCGCCGCCGTGCACTCCTATTGTACCCGTGGGGCTTTGCCAAGCGCATCGAAAAGCTCGCGCTTCTTGATCGCACGGTGCCGGGGTGGACGTACGCTTACGGCTACCCTACGGAAAGCATCCGCGTGCAGTACGTCTTCGACGAGGCGGGCGCGAGGAAGAAAGAAGAAGACCGTGCAGAGTATGAGATCGTGACGCTCGGACAAGGACTGCGCGTCATCGCAACCGACGTCGCGCTCGCCTACGGCGAATATATCGCGGACGTAAGGGACACGAGCTTTTTCAGCGAAACCTTCATCGAGGCGCTCTCGCACTTTCTTGCTTCATCCATCGCGATGGGCATCACGGGAAGCGCAAATATCGCAGCGCAGCAGATGCAGCTCGCACAAGGCGCGATCGAACAGGCGAAATACCATGCCGCCATCGAGCGCGAGCGCACGACGAAATATCCCGAGAAGTATCAAAACGCACGCTTTTCATAAAGGGGGAACAACATGGTGCAGCCCAATCCGTACTACGCCATACAGCCTGCCTTCACGGCGGGCGAAGTGTCCGAAGAAGTCGCCTCGCGCGTTGACCTCGACAAATATCAGCTCGCGCTCCTGCAGGCGGAAAATGCAATCATCCGCCCCTATGGTCCCGTCTATAAGCGTCCCGGCAGCGTCTATTGCGGAGAAATCAAATACGGCGGCAAAGACGTGCTGCTCTACCGCTTCGAATACGACGTAGCGCTCGCGTATCTCTTGGAGATCGGCGAACGCTACATCCGTATATGGAAAGACGGCAAACCGCTGCACGCCAAAGGGCGGCGCATCGACCTCGAAACGCCGTACAAAGAACGCGACCTCAAAAACCTGCGCTTCGTGCAGTCGGTCGACGTGCTCTATATCTGCTCGGGAAGATTCCCCGTGAAGAAACTCGCACGCTACGCCGAAGACGACTGGCGACTCTCGGACGCGGCATGGACGCGCCCGGCGTATGGCGACATCAACCTTGACGAAGAGGCGACGATTCAGCCGTCGGGACGCACCGGAGACATCCGTCTGACGGCGGCAAAAGACATCTTCACACCCGAGCGCGTCGGCGACACGATGAAAATCGAGCAGTACGTCAACGGCGAGACGGTGAGCTTGCAGGCGACGGAAAATGCAGAAAGCCGCGCCCTCGTCATCGGCAAAACATGGAAGATCATCACGCATGGCACATGGTCGGGCAAAGTGATCGTGCAGCACTCGAAAGACGACGGCGCCTCATGGGTCGACCTTCGCACCTATACATCGACGGACGACTACAACCCGACGGAAAGCGGCGACGTCGATGAATACAGCCTCTTGCGCATCCGTGCAGAAATCACGAAAGGGACATGCCATATCGACCTCTCATCCTATCCCTACCGCCACGAGGGATATGTGACCATCAAAGACGTTGCAGACAGTCGGAACGCCCATGCGCATGTAGACAAGATTCTCGGCGGGATGGAAGCGACTGCAGATTGGTACTGGGCGGCATGGAGCGAAACGAACGGCTATCCGCGCTCGGCAGCGTTCTTCCAAGACCGGCTCTGCTTCGGCGGCTGCAGGCGCTATCCGCAAAGGCTCTGGATGAGCCGAAGCGGCGACTATGAGAACTTCTCCGTGGACAAAGAAGCCGGCACGGTCACGGACGACAGTGCGGTGACGGCAGACCTCATGTCAAGACAGGCGTACAGCATCAATCACATGGACGTCGGCAACGACCTCGTGATCTTCACGGATGGCAACACATGGACGATCGCGGGCGCGGAAACCGTCAAGCCGACGAACATCACGCCGAAGAATCAAGAAAACTACGGTGCGAGCGGCATCCCGCCCCTGCGCATCGGCAACCGCATCATCTATGTGCAACGGCGCGGCTCGGTCATCCGTGATACGGGGTATTCGTATGAAAGCGACGGCTACAACGGCACAGACCTCACGCTTTTGGCAAAACATCTGGTACGCGGCCGCGAGATCGTCGGCGGCGCCTATGCGCAGGAGCCGGACAGCCTCTTGTACTTCGTGACGGGCGACGGCGAAATGCTCTGCCTGACGTATGTGATCGAGCAGAAAGTCTTCGCATGGAGTCACTTCGTAACCGACGGCAAATACAAGGCGGTGTGCGCGGTCAACTCGGGCAGTGCGGACAAGGTCTATGTCATCGTCGAGCGAAAGATCGGCGAGCGCGTCGTGCAGTTCCTCGAATACTTCGCGCCGATGCCGCCGAGCAAAAAGCAGCAGGACTACATCATGATGGACGCGGCGCTCACCGATGCACGCGATACGGCGACGAAGGAAATCCCGGGAAAAGACGTGCTTTTAGGAAAAGAAGTCGTGATCTTGGCCGACGGCTACTTCTACGAAAAAACGACGCTCCAAGAAACGAGCGTACTGCCGGAAGCGGCGCGGCGCGTGATGGTCGGACTGCCCTACAAGATGGTCGTCGAGCAGCCGAACTGGGATGCAGGACTGACGGATTCGGGCACGATGCAGGGACGGCCAAAGACGATCTCAACGGCGATCCTCAGGCTCACCCATTCGTTCGGCGGGGCGATCGGCAAAGACGCAGCGCTGCAAAACAAGATCATCTACGACGACGAGCGCATGGAACTCGGCGAGGACGTGCTCTATACGGGCGACAAACAAATCACGCTGCCGGCGGGCGGTTGGGACACGAAGGGGCGCACGCTCATCACGCACGATACGCCCTATCCGTTCAACCTGTCGGCGATCATACGGGAGGTAACGGTCGGTGGCTAAGAGATATACCATACAAAAAATCACGCAGAAAAAGAAGAAAGCAGCACTCGTCAAGGAACTCTTCCGAGAGCTTCGCGCGGTGGACAGACGAGAGCTTCAGGCAGGCGTCAAGGAAATGAAAGCGCTTGCCGTCGAATGTGCGGCGCTTGGCATGTCGGAAACAAAAGAACTGTCGGCGTGGGCGAAGCGAGGTGCATCCATCGAAAACGAGATCCATGACTCCGTCTTCCTTGCAGAAGAATGTTTCGCCGCCTATGAGGGCACGGGGCTTGTTGCGACATGGGGGTATCGGGCGGTCGAAGGATACGAAGGAAGGCTCGTATGGTGCCTCGGCACGGAGCGTGTGGCAAAGAATCGCTATGCGTTCGCCGTAGAATCGAGGCGCATCCTGACCGACTGGAAGGAGCGCTTCGGCGTGCTCTACAACGCCGTCGGGGCGTTCAACAAGGACGCGCTGCATTGGCTCGGCTTTTGCTGTGCCTCGTTTCAAGAAGAAATCACGATTGGCGGAGAGCGGTTCATCCCGTTCACGTTGGAGAGGGGGCAATAATATGTGCGGATGGGTGGCAGGGCTGACGGCTCTAGCAGGACTCTTTCAATACCGGGCGCAGCAAGCGCAGGCAGACGCGCAGGCGTCGATGTATCGCGCACAGGCAGATGCGGCGACGCAGAATGCACGCATCGAAAACCGAAAGCAAGAGCAGATCGCGGACAACTATGCACAGCAGCAAGAAGCGCTCCGCTCGCGCCGCCGCCTCGCCGAAGGCGCACAGCGGGCAGAGACGGGCGCGGCGGGACTGAACTTCGCCGGCTCCTCGATGGACATCCTCTCATCGGGCGCTGACGCATACCAAAAAGACGCGCAGAACCTTCTCATGAACCAACGAAACGACAACTACGGCTCGCGCGTCACCGAGAGCAACTACATCAATCAGGCGAACCAAGCGAACGCCGCCGCCGGCAACGTCAAAAGGCAGGCACGTATGGCGGGCTTTGCGACGCTTCTCGGGACGGCGGCAAGCGTCTACGGGGCGGCGCAGCCGTGGAAATCGGCGGGCGCATCTCCTCTGCCGCAGACGACGAGTACAGCGGCAAATCCCTCGCTCAACTACACGTTCGGCGAAAAATTCTTCAGCAGCTTTCCCAAGCGCTCCATACCGAGCCTGATGAACAAAGAGAATCCAAACCCTCGTTGGAGGTGGTAAAGGATGAAGTTCACGACCTATCAGCAAGCAGTCGAGCCGAACGTCATGAAGCCGCCTGCCGTAAGGAGAACGGGCGACGTCAATGCTTACGGTGCAGGCGGCGAAGGCTACGGCAAGATGGCAGCGGCCTTGGGACAGGTCAACAAAGTGCTCGCCCAAGAGCAGGAAGATCGGGATACCGCCGATGTCATGAAAGCACGCAACGAAATCATGACGAGCCTCACCGAGCAGCTCTATGGGGAAAACGGGCTTTTCGTGACAGGCGTCGGAGAAAACGCCAAGGGACTCATCGAGCGCACGACGGCGGCGATTCACAAGACCTACGACGAAATCAGCAAAAATTACAATGGCCGTGTACGCTTCGCACTCCAAGGCAACCTCAACGAGAACATGTCGAACTTCCAACGCATCGCTGCCTCCAAAGAAATGGCGGAACAAAAAGCGGTGGAAAAAGCGACCTTTGATGCAAACCTCAGCACGAACGCACAGCAGGCGGCTCTGACGTGGAACGTCAACGGCGCACCGACGATGTACGTCAAGAACGGCGATACGCTGCTCCTTGCCTACGCCAAGAAAGAAGGCTGGTCGGGGGCGCAGCTCGGCAAAGAGCGTCAAAGTATGGTGACAAACATCGCGGCGGCAGCGGCAGGCGCGGCGGTCGAGAGCGAGGACTATGCGCGTGCCGATGAGATACTGAGCCGCTTCCGCAACGAAATGGAGCAAGACACCTACTGGAAAATCGCCCGCCTCGTCAAGAAAAAGCAGGACGCCAAGGACATGGACAGGGAAGTGACGCGCATCCTTGGCGATGGGGGCGTGTGGGACGGCAAGACATTCAACCTCGCAAGAGCGCGTGAGCTTGTCGATGAAGTCTACGGCGAAGGAGCGACGAAAGAAGCGGGCGGCACGTCCAAAGCGGTCGATCAAGGCTTCTCTTCCATCCTCGGGCAAGAGATGGACAACGGGCGTATCGGCTGCGTCGAAGCGTATCTCAAAGGAACGAAGAACGTGAGCAGCTTTTGTGCGCGTGAGGCGGCGAACGGCGTGCTCTATGTGCCGCAGCTTCTTAGAGACGCGCGAAGCGATGAAAGCGTCATCGTCGAGCGCTACACGCCCGATATGGATCTGCCTGCAGGGGCGGCGATCATCTATTACCACGACGAAGATGATGCAGAGAATGCGGAAAATGCCGCGCACGTCGTAGCATCGGACGGCAGGGGCGGCATCTACGGCAACAGCTCAAGCGCAGCGGACTACACGGATGAGGACGGCAACTACATTCGCGGCAGAGGCAAGGTCACGCACGGCGAGAGCATAGAAATCGGCGGCGGCCTTCGCCCGACATGGATCATTCGTCCAAAAGACGGCGGACGCATCAGCGCCTACGACCCCGAAAAGCGCGAACGCCTGATGTCCTTACTGGAAGCAAGAGGCAAAGATATGGAAGCAGCATATAAAAAGCAGCGCGGCGAATATCTGGACAGCGTGGGAAAAGCGATGCAGGGGGCGGGCAGCTACAGCGAGGCGCTTTCGATCCTAAACGCGCAAGACCTCGATATGGATGAGATCAACCACTTGAAAGGGCGAGCAGCGGCGTTCTACGGCGTGAATCGTGAGACGGGCAGAGCGAAGGGCACAGGCGGCGGCAAAGCCTACAATGCCGGCAAAGACGTTGAACTTATGCAGAAGATGAGCGCAAAATTGCAGCTCGGAGAGAAAATGACGACAGATCAATTCATCGCTTATCAGAATGCGGCGCGTCGCTTGGATGACGCAGGATGGCTCGGCGAGGAATTTGAATCGCTGCAAAACAATCGGGCGGTGTGGTCGGCGATCACCGACGATATGGAAGATCCGAAAGGCGGCTGGAAGAAAGCGTTTGAGAAACTGATCGCCAAAGGACTCGATCCGCTCCTGGCAACGGCGCTGATCGCCAAGAGCGATGTCTTGAGCCTGCCATATTACTTCCCGGAAGACGACGATGTGGAAGAAGCAGATGAAGGAGACGCATGATGGCATTTGACCTTGACGGATATTTGAAAGACGCAGAAGTGCGCCGAGAAGAGCGGCAGGCAGCAGAAGAAGCCAAGGCACGGCAAGAAGCCGAAGATGCGAAGCCTTGGTATGAAAAGCTCTGGGGCGCGGCGTCGGACTTCGGCGACGATCTGGTAGATACGATGAAAGAGCGCGGCGAAAAATTCGCCGATGCCTACGGCAGATATGTAGATGCAGAGCTTGATGCCATTGCGCGTGCGAACGAAACGGGAGACTACAGCGGCAAGTACGCCGATACACCCGAACTGCGGGAAAGCTCGGTCGAGGCGCTCGTCAGCGGCGTAGACCTCGCGACAACCCCTGCACGCGTGGCAGCGTATCATGCGACTGCGCCAATCCGTGAGCGCGTCGGAGCCTTCATCGAAGAGGAAGCGAACGAAGGCAGCGAATTCGCACAAGACCTGCGCAGCACAGAGGCGTTCGTCAACTACTTCATGACGCCCGAAGAAAAGCTCAAGAAAGCGCGGGAGATCGAGGCGAATACAGGCATCTCGGCGGACTCCTTCCTAGACGATGATATCGCCTACAAAGAAGCCCTCAAGATCAACGACTTCACGAACAAAAGAAAAGCGGCAATGCAGGAAAACTTCTCGATGGAGACGGTCTGGCAGGAGTTCCCGGAGCTTCGTGAGGTGGCGAAGATGAGTCCGCGCGATGCGGCGCTCGCGCTCCACGACATCGAGTCCGTGCGGCAGACACATGGCATCGTCGAGGCGTTCACGCACTTTCTTGCCGTGGGCGAAAAGCAGCTGGAGCTTGACAACATCGGCGCAAAAATCATGATGGGTACGGCGAATGAGAACGATCATGCACGCGCCGCCGAACTCGAAAAGATGCTTGAAGAGGACAAGAAAAAGAGTCTGCCGTCGTTCTTCGACGATCCGCTCTCTGCCATGGCGGGCGGCGTGGCATCGTCTGCGCCGGAGATGCTCGACAGCATCCGAGAAGGCGGTGCATGGGCTTGGGCGGGGATGATCGCATCGGGAGCCGCCGGCACGGCGGTTGAGCCGGGCGGCGGTACGGCAGTCCTCGGAGCGGCGGGCGGCGTCGTCGGCTTCCTGCGCGGCGTATTCGGTGCAGCGGCGCGGCGCGAGGGGGGACGCGCCGCCATTCGCACGATGTTCGGCGCGGCGGCGCGGCGTGAGGCAGGACGCACGGCACTTCGCGACGCATCCCTTTGGGGCTTGAAGGGCGGTACGTTCTACGGCATGGCAAAGCCGGAAGCGGGGCGGCGCTTCCTCGAATACAGCGAAATGACCGACACGGACGGCAACCCCCTGATGACGGACGCAGAAGCGAAAAACCGTGCCGCGCTCGGCGGCGCTCTCAATGCCGGCATCGAACTCTGGAACGCCGGAATGCTCCTCAAGCCCTTGACGCGCTTTGCGGGAAAAGCGGGCGCACAAGGCATCGAAAAAGCGGCGATCGAAGGCATCGTCAACCGCGCGAAATACGATCTCGGCAAGCGCGAATCGGTCGCTGTCTTCGCCAAAGATCAAGTCAAAGACGTCTTGAAGATCGCGGCGACGGAAACGGCGGAAGAAAGCGCACAATCCGTCTCCGACGACCTCATCCATAACTACATCGTCGCCTCTGCCGACGGACGTGCAGCAGAGGCGTACTACAGCTTCGCCGACATCACGGCGCACGCCGCTGTTGCAGGGGCAGAAGCTGTCCCTGCGGCGCTCGGCTTCGGTCTTGCGGGCGGCTCTCTCCATCTGCCGGGCGGCGCTATACGGCACGCGCATCGACTCTCGTCGGAAAAGGTGCAGGAAGACAGCGCCGTACAAACGACCGTGACGGGAACCGTCATGCTCGGACGACTCCAACAAGTCGCCTCGTCCGCCAAGCTCAAAGAGACAGCGCCCGACGTGCAGCGAAAGCTCATCCGTGCCCAGGTGCGCGGCACGGGCTTTGAAAACGTCTATATCGACGCGGCTGCCGCCTTGGAAAAAGAAAGCGGCCTTGCCGACCTCAAAGCGGTAGCAAAAGCCGCAGAACTTTCGGATGCAGCCGTCGAAAACGCCGTCCAACATGGCGGCTATCTCTTCGTCCCCATCGAAAAGTATGCGCAGTCGGATGCATCGCCTGCGCTCTTGGAGGCCGTCTCCTTCGCGCCGGAAGCGGACTCTTTGGCACGCATAAAAAAGAACGCAAAAGACTTGAGCGACGCGGTAGAAGAAGCGCAGAAAAAAGCCGTCAAGACGCGCATCGACATCTCGCAGACGATCACGCATGAATGGTTTCCGGAAGCGCCCCAACACGCAAGCGAAGAAGTCAAGGCGCGTCGAAAAGCAGAATATGAAGCGGCGATGTCTGCGATCACAATGAACCCGACGAATCCCAAACAAGGATGGCGTCTGCTTCATGGCGGCTTCATCGCGGAGCGGGCGGCGCTCCTGCAGCCGGCGACAGAAGTCCTCGAACGCGATGTAAAGAACGGCAGTGCGGCTTGGGTCGAGGACTTCAAAAAAGAGCACGGCCACGCGCCGACGCAGGAAGACATGCTGACGCTCGCCTACCGACTCATGGTCGGCGATGCAGCAGCCCCGAAGGTCGAAGGCTGGCAGACGCTCACGCAAGAAGAGATGGACAGCGCGAAAGGGCAGCTCGACGCGCTGAACGACCGCATCCGGACGATGGAAGACATCGAAAGCCGCATGAAAGAAGTCGACGGCAGTGAAATCCGCATGGCATCGGGGCTGTCTCCCGAAGCGTACAGCGTCTATCGTCAGCTCATGGCAAGTCTCAAAGCGATCGGCGGCGTACAGTCGAAGGCAGCGCGCTTAAACGCGCTTCTTTTCGCACGCCATGCAGACCAATATGCACGCGTGATGCGGGAAAAGAAGTGGGAGAAGGACTATACAGCGCTCGACTACTATCGAGATACGTTTGCCGTAGAGCATGGAGAAAGAACGCAGGCGGGCGGCTTTACACAGGCGGCGATGCAGCGAAGCGAAGCGGAAACCTTGGAAGAGTTCAGCAGACGAATGCGCACACCAGAAGCGGAGAGCGGCAGTCGGAATAAGAAGTTCTTGCGTATCATTTCCTCAAGTGGTACAGCGGTTGATGTCGCACAAGATGATATGCTTCATATACACCATCGGCATCCAGAAATGAAGGATGCGGACTTTGCGCTTATTCAAGAAAATATGGAGAATTTCTCGCGCGTTCATTTGGATATGACGGGAAAAGGAGATTATGGCGGAAAGACGATTTTATGCAAAATAAAAACGCCGCGCGGGGCTGCGGGCGTTGCTTATGAGCTGCTTCCTACGGGGCGAATTTTTCTCAAAACGGCGTTTTTTGATAATGAGAACAGCATTGACAGCTGGATTATCAAGAATGGCACGAGCAAAGACCTCATGCAATTAGAAACAGAAAAAAGAGGCAATGCCGCGTCCATGCTTACAGGTCACCCCAGCCGGACGGATAAAACCGCCGACAGCCTAACGCCTTCGGTCATTCAACCTCTTTCGCTTCCTATGATACAGGAGAGGTTGGGGATTGTCAATCAGGCGAATCGGTTCTATCAGAGTGCAGGAGCAGAAGAACGACTTGCCGAAGATGAAGCAGCGTGGAGTAAGATTGTCGACGACTACGAGAAGGGAACCGTCAATGCCACGAAGTCGTATACGATCATGGATACGCCTTTGGTGTTGCAGTTGGTTGGAGTACCGCATCTTCCCTTAAAAATTGACGGAAGAAAAATCGAGCATATATTAGAGCATGACGGTATGAATACGATGATTCTGCGAGAGCTTCCGCGAGCGATCGCAGATCCCCTCATGGTTTTCGATACCTATGCCGAAAGAAAAGTCGTTGTAGTAGACCTAAAAGATGCCAATGGAGCTACGATCATTGTTCCCATTGATATTCGGCAAGAGAGAGATCGCCTTGACGTCAATATTCTTAACAACGCCTATGGAAAAAATCCAAGGGCGAAGCGTGGCGATGGGACATGGGAGCAATTAAAGGGAACGGATTTTGATTGGTTCATTAAACAAAACATAGAGAAATCTCGTGTTTTGTATATGAATACGAAAAAAAGCGCCATGTGGGCGCAGTCTGAAGAGGGCGACTCCCTCAACAAAGGCGACACACAAGACGCTTTATCTTCGTTCATTGTATCAAATGCGTTTCAGAATGTAAAGACGGAAAATGATCTCGAAGCGGCAAGGGCGGCGCATACAGGGTTTTATCAGCGTGCATGGCATAGCTCTCCGTATGATTTTTCTGCGTTTGATTTAGGGAACGCCGGAACGGGTGTCGGGCAGATGGCGCATGGATGGGGTGTGCATTGTGCAGCAGACAGAAAGACATCAGAGGTCTATCGAGGAGATGACGGCAGAACATACGAGGTGGAGATTCCCGAGGATGATGTGCTGCTGGATGAGCAAAAATCTTATGATGAGCAGCCGCAAAAGGTGCGTAAGGCGTTGGATAAGCTGGTTCGCGGTCTTACGATGGAGCAGCTTGAGAATTGGAACGATGTGCGCCGTTTAGGAAAAGCTGCCGTCACAGCGGACATCAAAGAGGCTTTGTCTGAATCCGACGGAATGAATATCTATGGAACGATCAGCGATTTGGTGGACGGTCAGGAAGAGGCGTCGAAACTTCTGAATCAATATGGGGTGAAGGGCATTGTCTATGACGACGGACAAGGCGGGCGCGGCTTTGTCGTGTTCGATGATCGGGCGATCTCTATTGTCGAGAAGTTCTATCAGAAAAAGAGCGAGAATGCACTCGCGGAGCAGAAGGAGGCTGTCCGCAGGCAGTATGCGGGAACGGCGCTCTGGATGAAGGCGCCGAACGGCGTGCAGACGAATCTCACGGAAGAACAATGGCTCACCGTGCGCACGCCTGCTTTTAAGGCGTGGTTTGGCGATTGGGAGCAAGTGGCACGTTTCACGCTTCCGAGCCATGCTGAGAGTCTGGAGGAGGCTGCTGCAGCGGCAAGGTCGATGGTCGGTAAGCGTCTGACAAATGATGTGCTTCGCATTGAGGCGGTTTTGTCTAACAAGAATGTCGGAAAGATGGTGAGCGAATCTGCAACAAGGAAGTCGGTGGACGCACGAGTTCACGCGCTGGCGGTGGCAAATGTCGACCATCTGTTTTCTCGTGCGATTGCTGAATACACGCATAAGGATCGGAATAATGACAAGAACATCAGGCAGATTCATCGGATGTTTGCGCCTTTTGTCGTCGGGAATGAGGTTTTTGTTGCGAAGCTGACGGTCAAGGAGCTTGCACAGGAAAAAGAGGGGAATCGGCTATATTCGGTAGAAGCTCTGGAAATAAAAGAGGCTTCCCGGAAATGGAATGCCGCATACAACGCCACAGATGGCGTGCTGACTTCATTCCCACAGGAAACCTTTGACACCATTATAGCAAACTTTTTGCAAGATGACAATAAAGACGCTGATCTCTCTACAAACGCCGGACATAAAATCTATAGCGTACAGATGCTGGAATTGAAAAAATCGGCAGGTAACTTGCCAAGGTCTGCCGTAAAACGGTCCTCTGCCACTGCCGATTTATCTGCTATTAGTATAGCAGAATTGGCGGATAAATACAACCCCTTGCTTGACCGTGTGGACGAAAACGGTGAACCGCTGGCTTCTTCTCTTGCACAGAATTTCAGCCAAGAGGAGAAGCGCACTTCACAGGGCGAGATCGCGATGCAGCCGGACGGCAAGCGGCTCATTCGCTTGTTCCGTACGGCAGACGAATCGACGTTTCTTCATGAGATGGGGCATCTCTTCCTCATGGATTTGGATGTGCTCGCGAAGATCGACGATGTGTCGGCAAAAGACTTGGCGACGGTCAACGAATGGGCGGCGTGGAAAGAGGGCGCGGCGAAGGAGTATGCAGATACGGACTGGGCGGATGAGTTCCGCGATCATGAAGCGGCGATTCTCGCGGCTCTTGCGTCGGGCGACGCCCTACGCATAGCACGCGCCAAAGATGTCTGGCGGCATGAGCGGTTCGCACGCGGCTTCGAGCTTTATCTTCGCGAAGGGAAAGCGCCGTCAGTGGGGCTTCGCGGTGTGTTCCGCAAGTTCCGAATGTTCCTTAGAAAAGTCTATTCCTTCGTTCAATCGCTCGGCGGGCGGCCTTCTCTTGCGGTAGAGGCCGTGATGGCACGCATGATCGCCGCAGAAGAGGAAATTCAAGCGGCGCTCCTCGATGAGCGTTATCGTCCGGTGGAAAAGCTCGGCGGCGAAGAGACGCTCCGCGATCTCATGGGCGAGGATATGGAAAAGCTCTATGCGAAATGGCTGCAGGAAGCGCAGGAAGAGGCCGAAGACCTTTTGCGGGCGCAGGTGATGAAAGACCTCAAGCGCGAGGCGCGTGAAGCGTACGAAGAAGAGGTCGCAAAAGAGCGCGAGAAAAAGCGTGCGGAACTGGAAAAAGAGCCGGTCTATCTCGCGGAGGCGGCGCTCGAAAAGAGCGGCAAGGCGGGCGAGGCGATCCTCGGGCATTGGTACGATTCGCTCGAAGAGTACAAGGAAGAGCGTGCGAAGAGAAAGTCGCTCGAAACGGAGCTGACCGAATATATCGAGGCGTATGCCCGCGATCTCGACAAGAAGATGCTCGCCGAGCATCTGACGGAGGAGAATATCGAAAAGGCGATGACTTCGCCTAAGGCGTTCGGACGAAGAAGGGCTTTGGAAGCGGCGGCGATGCGCCGAAAGGAAAGGCTCATGGCGTATATCGGCGGCGAGGTCGCTGAGGCGAAGAAGGAAGTCGAAGAACATCTAAGCGCTATGAAAGAGGACGCTGATGAGACGGCAAAGAAGAAGCTCCAAGCCGCGCTCGAACGGCTCAAGGGCAGCGCGAAGTGGAGCGGGGAAGAGTATGCGGAGATCGAGGAGATCGCTCGCGCCAAGACGCAAGAGGAGCAGCAGAAAAAATACGAGGCGTTCAAGGCGAAGCATAAGGAGCGAGCGAAGGAGCGCGTGAGAAAACAGGCGGAGGAGAAGCGCCGCCGCAAGGATTTTGAAGAGGAAGCATGGGCAAATGAGCGCTTCTTCCGCGAGCAGGCGCGGCTCTTCCTCGCATCGCTTCCCATCAGCGAATCGTGCAACCCGGAGTTCTTCCGCAGAAAGGAGAAGCAGCACGCGCGGGCGGCAGCGAAGGCAGCGGCGCAGAGGAAGTGGGACAAGGCAAGAGCCGAGCGGGAGAATCAAGCACACGCGGCGGCGTGCGCCTATGAGGCGACGAGGATGCGCGAAGAGATGCAGAAGCTGACCGCCGACGTACAAAAGAAGCTCGGCGCTCGCACGGTGCGCATTCAAGCGACGGAGCGCTATTGGCTGCACCATCTCGCCTATTTGTTGGGGCTGAAAAAGAGCGATGTCGAAAAGCCGGAGGGCGCTCTCGATCTCGCCGAACTTTTTGACAGCTACAAGGACAATCTCGATCTCGATGCGGATGCGCCGACAGAGATCCTTGAGCTTTTGGCAAGAGAGGAGACGAGCTACAAGAGCATGACGCTCGGGCAGCTTAGACAGACGGTCAATATGCTTCGAGCGCTCTATACGATCGGGCGCGACAAGAATCGCGTGCTGAGTTTTGCGGGCAAGGATTTCGCCGATGTCGCGCAAGAGATCCTATCGTCGAAGACGCGCCTTGCGCCCGAAGGGGTGAAGCAGCATCCCGTATCGCCGGATACGGGCGGCGTCGGTTACAGCGATTGGCTTGCCAAGGCGCCGGGCATCGGCGAGCAGATGGCGCTCCTCGCGCAGAAGGGGATGCTGAACCTCATGAAACCCGAGGTGATGATCCGTCTCTTGGGCGAGGAAGCGCACAGCTACATCTACGGTACGATCGAGCGTGCGCAGATGAAGGAGACGAAGCTCTTAGGCGAGAGTCAAGATGAGCTTTTGCGCATCTTCTCGGTCTATACGAAAGAGGAGCGCATGACGTGGAAGGATCGCACGATCAAGGCGGGCGGCGAGAAGCTGACGAAGGAGAATGTGCTCTGCCTCGCGCTCAACTGGGGATCTGAGATCAATCGAAAGCGCATCTTGGACGGCATCGGACAAAAACTCGACGTGGAGGCGGTCTTAGCTGAGCACATGACGGAGAAGGATTGGAAGGTCGTGCAAGAGGTATGGGACTTCATCGATACCTTCTGGAAGGAAACGGCAGCCGTCGAGGAAAAGCTCAACGGCTCGCGTCTCGGCAAGGTGCCCGCCGCGCCTTTTTCCATCCGCACGGCGGACGGTGCGGAGATCAAGCTGCGGGGTGGCTACTATCCGCTCAAGTACAATGCCGAAAAGTCCACGCAGGCGAAGGAGCACGCGGCAGAAGAGGAAGCGAAGCGCGGGGCGGCGGGCGCGAAGGTGCTCGGTGCGCATCGCGGCCATACAAAAAGGCGCTCGGAAGGCGAGGTCAAAGAGCCGGTGCTCTTGGAGTTCGACGTGCTCAATAGTCATGTCTACGATGCCGCGCACAACATCGCGTTTCGCATCGCGGCGCGTGATGTGCATCGCATCTTGCGGCAAAAAGACTTCAAGCAGTATGTCGCTTCAACCTACGGCTTGGCGTTCTGGAATCGTCTCGATCAATGGGCGCTCGACGTGTGGGCGGTCGCCGCTGACGGCAGCGATCTGGCGGCGACGGCGCTCAGTCGGACGATGGCGGCGTTTCGCTGCAATTCGACGATGGCGATCATGGGATATCGCTTATGGCCGGTCATAGAGAATGCGACGAATATCGGGCCGATGATGGATAAGCTCGGCGCGGCAGAAGCGCACGCGGCGGTCGCGGACTATTACGGCAATAAGAAGAGCATGGATGCGCTCTTGGAAAAGTCGCTTTTCATGATGAACCGCATCAACAATATGGAGCGCGATCTTCGCCAAGATACGCATATCTTCGCGCCGACATACGCGCCGATCGAGTTCTTGCGCGACAATGCATACTGGGCGCTCGCCCAAACGGATTTGATGCTTTCCAAGCCGCTTTGGTGCCGCGCGTATAAGAATGCTTTTGCCAAGGCTTTGGCGGCGGTGAATCGGGAGAATGCGGAGAATAGGCGCACATATCAAGAGGCGCAGGAAGAAGTCGAACGGCTGCGGGCGGAGGTCTATGATCTTCGAAAAGAGCTGTTCGGACTGGAAGAGGAGAGCAAGGAGCGCCGCTATATGAATCCCGAGCAGCTGAAAGGATCGCCGTATGCGGGGATGTCGGAAAGGGAGATCGAGGATGAAAAGAAGCGAAGGAACGAGGCGCTCAAGGAAAAAGAGCGTGCGTTCTACGAGGCGGGGCATCGGCTCGAACGCGCCGCCGCACTGCCGATACGAGAGGGCGCGGAGCTGATCGAAGAGGCCGAGATGCGCTCGGTGCAGGCCGCTGACGGGGCGGTGCGCGACGTGATCGGCTCGGGGCAGACGAAGGATCTTTCGGCGCTGCAGCGTTCGCGAAACGAGGCAGTGAAGATGTTCACGTCGTTTTATTCGTATTTCAATACGCAGTTCAATGCGCTTTTGGAATCGCACTTCAAGGGCAAGTACAGCGAGGAAGGCACTTCGCGTGTCGATGTCTGGATGCCGCTGGCGCGTTCGCTCATCTATCGCATCGTCCTCGTCAGCATTCTAGGGGCGATGGGGAAGTTTGCGCTCGGTCTCGAAGGGGACGATGATCGCGCGAGGTATCGCACGGTGAAAGATCCCAAGACGGGCAAAAAGAAGAAGGTCGAGGTGCCGAAAGAGGAGCGTTTCCTGCGCGTCTTGGGCAAGAATCTCCTGTCAACGACGACGGGAACGATGCCGTTTTTCCGTGATTTTGCGGGGATAGTGGCGAGCAAGGTCTTTGACGGGACGACGTACGGGCGCAATTTCGAGCTTGGTTCTGTCGTGACGCGCGGCTTGAAGCAGGCGCAGGCGACGATGGAGCTGATCGAAAAGAAGGGCGAGCAGGATCTGGCGCGTGAGGAGAACGCCGCCGAGGAGCGCCGAAAGATGCAGAAGATGACGCCTCATAGGCGCAGGCAGTACGAAGAGAACAAGAAGTACAAGAAGCCGAAGAAGGAGATCGGCTATATCGACGTCATGAAGTCGGGCGCACAGACGCTGAGCACGATGACGGCGGCGCGTACGGGCGTGACGAATACGCTCGCAGACGGCATGTTCACGGTCTTGCAGTACATGACGGACAGCATGGAGAAGGATCCGTACTATGATCGGAGCATGGAGAATGTGCTTCGAAGTGTGTTGTTCGACAAGAAGCTCCGAGTGAAAGAGACGCCGGAGAAGCCGAAGAAGCACAAGGACAAGAGGCGCAGGCGAGGCGCTCGATGAGAAAGAGGGGAGAACATGATTAACCATTTGACGACGAAGGTGATCTATCAGGGCGACGGCAAGACGCGGCGCTTTCCGTTCGCGTTTCCGTTCGCTGATGTGACGGATGTCAAGGTGGTGATTTATGATAAAGCGGCGGAGCGCGAGACGCTTCTTGCCGGGGATTATTTCGTCGATGCGAAGACGCGCACGGTGCTTTATCCGGGGTATGCGCCAGGCGAGGAGAAGCCGGAGAGCGAGCAGCCGCCGACGCTTTCGGCGGGGCAGAAGATCGTCATTTACCGCAATACGCCAAGAACGCAGATGGTCGATCTCGGGGAGAAGTATCCGCTGCCTGCGGTGGAGGCCATGCCGGACAAGTTGACGATGATCGTCCAAGAGATCTGGGAGGTCTTGGAGCGCTGCGTCAAGGGCGGCATCAGCGGCACGAAGGCGCCGAATGTGATCGTGGTGGAGAAGCCGGGGACGGGCGGCGGCGCCGTCGGCGGCAAGGGGCTGCTGTCGTTTGGCACGATGGCGGATCTCCTTCAAAACGGTACAAAGGGCATCGGCGTTGGAACGGAGTTCAAGACGATGGGCTATAGGCGTCCTTTTGACGGGGGCGGCGCGAACTATATCGCAAAGTATCTGTGGTCGGCGGCAGCCTACCCGTGGGCGATCGATCTCGGTGCGACGAGTGAGACGGAGTATGCGCTGGTCTATAAGCGTGACGGCACGCCACAGGTGGATGAAAAGGGCGAGTATGTGCTGAAGAAGGACGCGCAGGGAAAGCCGATCCCAGTCTATGAGGCTGACGGCAAGACGATCAAGAAGAAGCATCTTTATGCGATGATTACGGATCGAACGGTGAATTATCGGCAGTTCGGCGCAGTCTTGGACGGTGTGGCGGACGATGAACAGGCGCTCAGGATGTGTCACCGCTATCAGTCGAAAACGTATACGATCGAGCCTTTAACGGGGCGCAAGCGGTATACGGTGACGGTGGCAAATCATGAGGGCATTATCCGAAAGGACAACAATGAGCCGATCCAGTGCTGCGGCAATATTGATTTGTCGGGTTCGGAGCTTTTGGTCAAGGATGACAATGCGACATGGTTCGGTTTTTATCTCTGGGGGGATAACGAGGAGGATTATTTCACGTTTGAGCCGACGAAGGAGGCGACGGATACATGGGTGCGGGATAATTTCGCTGTGAATGTCAACGGCAACGATTCAGCGCTGCAGCAGAATGCACTGCTTTTCTTGAAGGAAGATCCGTATGCGGTGCGCGATGATGGCGGGTATCTTTATTCGGAGCCTCGGTATGAGTTGTTTTTGCATACGACGGACGGGCTTTTGACATCGCCGATCACGTACGACTGGATTAATCCGGGCGGCTTGGAGATCAATTCGGTGGTGTCGACGTATGACGGGCATGAGGCGACGACGCAGACGGTGAACTCGCATTTTGGCTGCAGTTATACGATGCTGCCTGCGACGCATTATTTTTTCAAGGGCTGCGATGTGCGGTTCAAGACGACGGCGAACAAGTACGCTACGGTGCTCTGGTGCAAGTGCCACAATGCGCATGTCAGCGGCTTCAACATCGTGCCGGATGCAAACGAGATGCACAATACGCGCTTTAAGAATGCGATGATTTATATCTGGGGCGCGTACAATGTCGAGGTCAGCGATATCGTGGGATGCAACGCGGCGGGCAAAAAAGAGGGCAGCAAAAACGGCACGTCGGGCTATGTGATTCGCGCGACGAATTGCTTGAATCTGCGTCTGCATGATATCAGCGTGCAGGGGTATTGGGGCGCGACGGCGATGAATTGCGTGAAGGATGTGCATGTCGAGCGCGTTTCCATCAATCGCTTGGATATTCACAATTATTTTTACAATTTGTGGATCAATGAATGCAATTTGTTCAATCACGCGATTCAGATCGGCGAGGGGCGCGGGATCTGCTCGATCACGAACAGCAATTTTTACATCAATAAGCTCGAAGCGGACAGCTGGCCGCACGCGCATATCTTGGAATTCAATCTGACGTATGGACGAATCTTCGAGGGACGCGTGCTGATCGAGGGCTGCAATGCCTATTTGAAAGATCCGGCCGACAAGCAGTTCGACGTGTGCAAGATCGATTTTTCTCCGGAGGCGGTATCGACGCTCGACAGCTACCGTTTCCCGGAGGTGACGATTAGGGACTGCCATTTCCACAGCTACAATCCCGATACGTATTTGACCTATTTCATGATCGCGGGCAAAAGGAACTGCAAGACGAGCACGAAGGGGCCGTCGGTGCGGGTAAACTACAATCGCGATTTGGGGAACGATATGAAGGGATCGCTGATGTGGCGCTACGTGGGGCGCGGCGTGGATTGGCACGAAGATTCCGATACGTCGCGGCTTTCGGTGGTGCGCGGTCAGGTGGTACGCACATACCAACGGTTCAAAGGTGCAGACGGCAAGACGGTGTTTTATGACAAGCGATATTTTCTCGTGACGAGGGCGGGTGTGCTGCCGAATCCGAGGGCGGACAATGTGCCGACGGATTTGAGCGGCGAGGAGTTCGAGCTTGGAACGGCGCGGGTGCGCTTTATGGCGCGCGGTCGTTGGGAGGCGGCGCGTGCGTATGGGGCGGGAGATTTCTGCTTCACGGAGTATTCGCCTTGGCTGCCGGTGTACTGCTACGAGTGCGCGGCGGGCGGCGTGTCGAACGGCTGGCGGCCGACGCATACGGCGGGCAAGGTGATCGAGGGCGTGGACATTTATCCGAAGAATCTCGATGCGTGTTATTGGCAGTATGTCGAACCGGCGGAGCGGTTCATCAAGAAGCGTTTTGCGCCGGGTCTCAAGGTGGAAGCGGGCGAGGTCTTGTATGCGGATCACCGGCTTTACAAGGTGCTTGAAGATGGTGTGCTGACGGATGTACCGCCCTTAAATACGGCATGGCTCGGGTCGTTTCGCGAGGGGACGGCGCAGCTTTCTTTCATCGGGAAGGATTGGGCGGCGATGACGTGGTGGAGCCGCGAGGCGTTTTGTCTGTCGCATGATGCGGCGGGGGCGGCGCAGATCTATCGCCTGGTCGATCAGGACGGAACGACGAGCGGCTCTTTGCCGGTACCGGGCAACGGACGCTGCATCGACGGCGATATGATCTGGCAGCATACGACGGAAGCGGCGACGAAAGAGTGGCAGCCGCAGACACAGTTTTTCGCGGGCGATGTGGCTTCCTACGGCGGAAATTCCTACAAGTGCGTGTTCGATGGGCGTCTTGAGCTGCCAAGTCAGACGAACATCGAGAATGTCGTGACGAATATGAAGGGGTCGGGCGATGTTTTTGCTTTCTGGGAGAATGGAACGGATGTGCCGACGAAGCTCGGGGCGAGCGGGAAGTGGACGATCCGCGTGGCGAATACGGACTGCTATCGCTTTCGGACGTTTGCCAAGGGGTATTTCGGTCATGCGGGGAATCCGCAGCCGACGATTGTGCAGGGTGGTACAGGAGCAGGCGTACCGAGTGCGCCGAGTGCAGACGGGGTGAGCTACTGATGGCAAAGGTTTTGGTGACGGAGGCGCATTTGCAGGCGATCGCCGATGCGATTCGCACGAAGAATGGCAAGGCGGTGCGGTATCGGCCGGGGGATATGGCGACGGCGATCTTGGCGCTTGAGGCGGGCGGGGCGGGCGGCACAACGCCGCCGCCAACGCCGCCGCCAACGCCGCCGGGCGGGGGCGTTGCGCCTGCCGGAAAGACGAAGGTCGGCAGCTTCACGCTGCGGGCGAAAGAGGACGGTTCTCTTTCGGGGTATACGGCAGGGAAGATCATGATGGCTCTGCCGAACCATAAAGCGGCGGCGTTTCGCGCGGTGGTGTTCTGCCCGACGGGCTTGGAGCTTGTGAATATGAGCGTGTCGGATTTTCAGAACGGCCGCGCGTGGACAAATACGAATGCGTATGTGACTTCGCCGACGCGCGTCGCTGTCGAGGGCGGCACGAACTATGTGATGGAGTGGGAGGAGGTGATCGACGTGAAGGAGGATGGCGGGTATGTCTATGATGATGACAAGTCGAACGACAAGCTGACGTATTACTGCTGCGTAGAAGGGAGTGTGCGTGTGGCGGCGGGCGGCTCGATGGCGCTCGATGCGGCGTCTTTGACGGTGGAAGCGTTTGTTTAGAAGGGGTGAAGAAATGGAAGCGCTTTTTCGTGTGTTGGGCAAGCTGCAGGAAGATTGGGGTGTGAAGATTTTTTCGTCGTGTGCGGTGTCGTTGGTGGCTGCGGAACACGCACAGATTTTTGCGGCGTTTTGTGCGCTGGTGTGCGCCGACCTTGCGACAAAGTTTTTGTCGCTGTCGCGCAAGCATCTGGTCGATGGGGGGAATCCCGTGCCGACATTCTGGGGTACGGTGTGCAATATCCGTGCGGCGCGTCGCGCAGGCTACATCAAGAGCAATTTGATGCGCACGCGGTTCGTGCCGAAGATCCTGACGTATTTTGGCGTGGTGGCGGCAGCGGTGCTCTTGGATTTCATCTTAGTCAAGACACATGCGCCGGCGTTCGCGGCGACGCTTGCGATCGGGTATTTGTCGCTGACGGAGTTTATCTCGATCTTGGAGAATATGCAGGCGTCGGGAGTCGAAGAGGCGGGCGCTTTGCTTGAGCTTGCGCGTAAGAAGAGCGGCGTGGCAGGCGCGAGGAGAGAGGAAAATGAGAGGAGAGATGACAAATGAAGGTGTTTTTGAATCCGGGGCATGATCTCGTACACGACAGCGGGGCGGTGAATCCGAGGACGGGGCTGCGCGAGTGCGACGTCGCCGCCGCTGTCGGCGATCTCGTCAGGGGGTATCTGGAAAATGCAGGCTGCGAGGTGCGTATGCTGCAAAGCGACAATCTCAACTGGGAGAGCGATTATGCCGATCGGCAGGACTGCTCCGTGTGCGACTGCGCCAATGCATGGCCTGCCGACGTATTCGTAAGCATTCACTGCAATGCGGCGAACGGCAGGGCGTGCGGCACGGAGACGCTGATCTGCGGCGCGGGCGGACGGTCGGAACAGCTTGCTGAGTGCATCCAGCGTCAGATTGTCGATAGCCTCGACACGACGGACAGAGGACTCAAGGAGCGTCCGGGACTGATCGTGCTGCGTGCGACGGATATGCCTGCAGTGCTGGTTGAGCTGGCGTTCATCGACAATGATGAGGACGCGGAGCTTTTGATGACGCGGCAGGACGACTTCGCACGGGCGATTGCGCGAGGCGTGACGGACTACGAGCAGATGATTTGACGCGGCGGGGGATGTGCAGGGGGGAGAGGATAGAGAATCCCCCGCCGAAGCGGATCGCTTGCGACGGGGGATGAAGGGTGCTCCGGACGATTGACGCGGCGGGGGCTATGTCGTATAATAGGCATAGAAAGGGTGCTGTCGGTAGACGGTCAGCCCCAGTTTAAGTTGGAGAGAATCCCCCGCCTTAAGTTGGTAGCTCGTGGCGGGGGATTCTTATTTTGCTTTTAAAGCAACGACGCAAA